CGATGTATCAAAAACGCTTTCAATTCCAGTAAACCCTGAGTTAATAGCAACGCTGATTTTTGGAGAAGAAAATTCAGCTACAATATCTGCAGCAGCTGACTCATTTACAAATGGTGTAAGGTCTAATAACAACTCGATGTTATTATCGTCTACAAGGTCTTTTAGGTCATCATCCCAAATGATTGATTCTCCACTACCAGAAACAAACGAATACGGTACTACAATAAATTTATAATCTAAGACTTCTAAATCCGAGATATTCGCGGCGTCATCTTCATCAAAAGTTCCAGGAGTATCTACGGCATAGCATAGTAAATTTACACCAGCTCTTAGTAAGTATTCAGCAGAATATAGCTCCTTGAATTGAACCATTGTTGTTGGCGCTTGAAATGCCGTTTCTAATTCTTTAATCGTATTTATCCTAATAGGATTCTCAGATGCAGCTTTTAGCAGTGCATTCTTAAAAATAACTAGCGTTAATCCCACGTCATTTGGTTGTTTAACAGCGGGTGCAACTGATATGTTTACATTAATTGCCATTCATAATTACCTCTCTATCGTAATTTTTTAAATAAATCTTTTAATCCAAAATCTTTAACAATGTCTTGTTTAATTAAACTACTGGCATTTGGTGGAATCTTGCTGCCTGTCATAATGTCCATGTTAGTCATCATAAAGAATGCTTTAATGAAATCTAAATCTTTGTTATTCGCGGCCTCTCTAATAAATTCTACACTAGTATTATCTGCGACTTTTTTAAGATCAACAATATTCTCTTTAACAACATGCGGCTTATTTAAAAGCCTTTCTAGTCTCATTCTGTAATATTTATTAATAGCGCTTACATAACCTTCTTTATATGCATCTATGACATATCCGGGGGCATTTCTCGCCTTTAGTTTATTTATAGATTCCGTATAAGCTTTTCTATTAAACACTGTTAGTTTCATATACTTGCTCCTTTACTAGCATTACTCTTCTTCAAATTCTCCACCGTCAAATCCTTCAATAGCGTCATCAACATAAAATGATCCGCCTTCAACATCAATATCAACTTCAGTTGATGTAACGATTTCTGAAACTCTAAAATTAAGAAGTCTAGCATTCTTAATCTCATACGCGATAGAGTAGTGATAGATACGATCATCATTCTGAAATTCACTTTGCTCTACTGGACCAGAAATATATGTGATGTCATATGACTCTGTATATTCGAGGCTGTTTTTAATATCTATTTGAGTAACCTCAAGTGTCTGATCAAAATTAAATGCTTGCATGATATTTTCAGTAATATCATCTAGTGTTTCAGGTGTCTTTGTATAAATATCTAATTGATAAACCAGATTTACTGTAATAAACCTAGCAGCAACTCTCGTATGTGTGTCATCATCGTAGTAATACTCAACGCCACGTTTTCTTGCGGCAAAATTTTGAATATCACTTGGCTCAAAACCACTAGGCCTATAAATAGAAATTAGTGGAAACCTCAACGCATTTTTTGTTATGTCATCCTCAACTAAATTATACGCAACGTTATATACGATCGCGGTATTTGCATAAATAGTATTAGAGTACCACGCTTTGACTTTGTTTGTAAAAGCTATATCAAAATCTTTAAGCATAATATCTCCTCCTCATACACACTAATCTGTGTCAACAATCGCTTTTACTACATTATAAACAATTGTTCTTTTATCTCTACCTTTTTTTAAAAGGCCCTTTAGATGCATATAAGAAACAGGAGAATCGTTGATTGTATAAATAACATCAACCATCTTATCATTATAACAAAATGAAAATTCTTCTTCTCCTAGTTTAATTCTAATAACGACGTGGCTAACCATATCAAAATTATTGCTTATTTCAGATGGATCTGAATTAAGCATTGATCGTAGTTCTTTATCTGATATCTTAATATTAAAAATATCATATCCAACAAACTCAAATATGGCAAAGTCTGTAAAAGTGTCTCTAAAAAAGTCTTTTACAGCCTCTTCATCTTTAAATTCCCGCATAATAATATTGACAACTTTCATAACATCAAGATTTAAATCAGCGGTATTTGAAGCTTCTTCAAGTATAATCGTTTCTATACCATCAAGATCTCGCTTTTTTACTGATTGAACAGCATTTATAAGCCCATTAGCATCGTCATGACTTAGCATATTACTTTCTACAAGGCGCTTAATAAATAAAGATAACTCAGTTCTTTTATTCATATATATATAATATCTCCTTACTATACCTATTATTTATGGCATTATGCATAACTGAAATTACACACTTGATTATACATATAATACACTTAATTATACGCATAATCAAATGTATTTAACTAAGGCACCATTAAGCCGAAACTCTCCGGCGCCTTAGAAAATACAATTAGTTATTTAGTTAGTAATTAATTAATTTAGTTAAGATCAGCTAGGAAATGCAGGTGCTGATGGAACAACAACGTCAGTTCCTAGAAGTGCAACGTCTCCATCGTATTGACCATCCTTAGTTGCTAGCAATACTGGTAATGCCATTGGGTCGTTGATAATTGAGCCTCTTACGAAGTAATCAGCATTAACAACTAATTTACCATATGACATTGTGTAAGCTCTACGGATCATGAAGTCATCAAGTGTTACAGGTGTAGTTGCAACTACTGGAATGTAAGGTGCGAATACGATACCTGCGTCTAAGTTGTCTTTTTCATTCTTGTAGATAACTGCCCAGTCATTTGCATCCAAATCAGGAACAGCAATAACTTTGATGTCTTTTAGCTTACCGATTACAGAAGGTCCGCCGATTTGAGAACCGAAGTCTGAACCCTTAAAGTCTGGTAATGTTTCTACGATTGTTTGAGCGTTTACGCCAACTAGCAATACGTTACCACGTACACGTTTTGAAATACTGAAGATGTAGTTTGAAGCTCCTACAACAGCATCTCTAAATGATAGTTTGTGGAATTCATATAAACCGTTAGCAACACCAGCTGCTCTGTTCCAAATTACTTGAGCTGGGGCTGAGTTCATGATTTCGAATACGAAGTCTAGATCAGTCTCACGCTTTAGTTCATACATAGCAGATTCAGCTAGTTTATCTTCTAATTTAACACCAAATTGAGCTTCGAAACCGAAACCAGCTTGGAATGAATAATTAGTTTTGATTGTTCTAGCCATAGCAGTAATTTCGCGTGAATCGATGTCTGCGTTCAATTCAGGAACTTCTGTTGGTGCATACTTGTTGTCATAAGTGTAGTAAACTTCGATAGCTGAAGATGGTTCTTTGTCAAGTGTCATTGTTACTTGCATTGTAGTTGCGCCTGCTGTAACTACACCATTAGAAATAGTGATTTCACCTGCTGTTGGGTCAGCTAATGTGGCTGTAAAAGCTGCATCAGATGCCCAAGTAATATCTGCTTCTACGTCTCTTTGCTTTAATACAAGTGATCTTGCCTGAGCAGGACCCCAAATAGGTTTAGCTGTTGAGTCGTATGCTCCTGTTGCTTCGATTGCTGGTAAATTAACTTTGTATGATGAGTAATTCTTGTCAGTACTGATTTTGAATGGTGTGATTAATGCGTCGCCTGCAGTAACGCTTCCCTTTGTACTTCCTGCAATTGTTTGATAGTAGAAAATCATAGCTTTTTCAGTTTTGATTGGCTGTGTTGAAGCAATTTCCGTAACGATTAGGTTTGGAAAATAGCCAAAGAAAATGTCAAAGTATGTCTTCATTAAGCCGACGCCGGCTCCTTGGCCTGTAATACCGTATGTACCAGGACCTGATTGTGTTGCTTCTGTTAATACTCTCACTGCTTGAGTCATGTTCTCAGCTAAAGTCTTATATAAGTGTTGTTGCTCTTTACTCATATCTTTAGTTCTAAGTTTGATGTCTTCAGAAATTGTTCTTGGGCCTTGTGTAATTGGCTTACGAACGTCTTCACGAACTACTCTACGTTGAGTTAAATCTTCGTGTTTTCTTTCTGAATAAACAGGTCTTTTAGCAGGAGGAGTTTGTTTCTCTTGTTGTGCTCTGCGTTCTTGAAGTTTCTTCAATACTTGCTCTTTTGTTAGTTTCATATTTTCTCCCTTATAATATTATTTTTATTTTTTGTTAACTACAATCTGCAACTAATACTATAACTGAGAAACATTTTATTTTTAACCTAAGTTGTTTATAGGTTTGTTTAATCTTCTCCATCAAAATGCATATTTTTCGCTAAGAATGACAGCCTCGCTTTTTACAATTATTCTTTATCTACCAATTTAGCAAGATATTCTAAATCTTCATCACTTAGTTCGTCTAATTCTTCCTCAGATAGCTCGTCAAAGTCTAGTAAATCTTCCTCATCTTCAGATTCTTCATCTTCTTCGCCATCAGATTCTTCTTCGCCGTCTTCAGACTCTTCATCTTCGTCGCCTTCAGACTCTTCTTCGCCTTCATCTTCAAGGTCTAATTCAAGCATAGGATCTTCAACTGGAGATAGCTGCTCTTTTAAATCTAATATAAGTTGTCTCAATTCGTCGATATCAGATTTAAGCGATTCAAGAGTTACTTCTTCAGATTCTTCCTCAGATTCTTCTTCAGACTCTTCTTCACTTTCAGATTCTTCTTCGCTTTCAGATTCTTCTGATTCTTCTTCAGACTCTTCTTCGTCTTCAGACTCATCATCTTCACCAACTAGTTTAAGTTCATTCTCTTTAGCCTCTTCAGCGAATTCATCGATAATATTATTGGCTTCAGTTACTACTTCTGTGTTTGTACTTTCTTCTTTTGTCTCTTTTAATTTAGCCAATTCGTCAAGTACCTCCTTATATTCTTTTTCGATAGCGTCTTTTATTTTAGACTTATTCTTGCTACCATATTCTTTTTCAAAGTCCTCATCAGACATTTTCTCAATTTCATATAACGCGTCATGAAGCTCTTTTTCTTTGTCGCGCAATTCTCTATAATAGGCTGCTTTGGCGTTTGCGATAGACTTACCTTCAAGAATTAATTTCTTTGATTCTTTTTTCATTTCAACATTATCCTTCTCAAGAGTTTTAGCAAACTCCGTATAAATTTCGGCATGCTCTTCATCTTCTTCAGCAAGAGCTTTGATTGACTCCATTAAAGTTTTCTTTGGTCCTTTTTTAGACTCATTAATACGCGCAACGGCAGTTTGGAAAGAAGGATTGTAAACAAAGTCAAAAGACATTAGTTCAAAACTTTCTGGCACAATTGACTCTACTTGGCCGTCTCCACTCTCTTCAAGTCTAGATTCTCCAAGAGCCCTAGATGAAACGCCAAGCAAGTGTCCGCCACCACGCATTTTAGCATAGTCTAAAAATGTTTTAACGATTTTACCTGATGGGTTATTTAAAATATCTGCTGAACCGTCCCATGAACCGTCTTCATTTCTTTTTACATCATACCAGGCAATAGCGGCTTCAGTTAATAACAACTCAGCTCTATCGTCTATCGGATGATCAACGCTACCAAATAGCGTAGTTGGTATTAGCTTTCCATTTTCATCAATGAACTTGCCACCAGCACCAAATGCCGTCGGTTGATTCCAAACTTCTTTAGAATACTTTGTCTGATTTTGACTTACCATATCCTCAACAGTCATACCTTTTACTGAGAAAGAACCTAATATAGGACTATCACCTATATGAGACTTTTCAGTAACCTTATATGACTCGACGAGTCCAACATTAAATTTTGAATTTTTAAATATTTTTTTGCCCATTCTTTATAATCCTCTTTTCAATTAAAAAGTTTGTTTCTTATTTAATAGCCACATAGGCCATAATTGTTTCTTCACCGTCATGTAAATTGTTAGCTGCTCTTGAGAAGCCGTCAATCAACATATCATCGACGATAACAATAGGTAAATATAAATCATCGTCACTTATGTCGACTGGATTGCCGTCTAAATCTACGTAATAGCCGTCACTGTCACTATAATGATATCTTTTACTTCCTTCAACGTTCTCTAAATATGACATATAATAGTCTAAAAAATATGAATCACTTAAAAGCGTATCTACTCGAATTTCCTTTAGCTCAAACTTATTAGGTAAAACAAATTTATCGATCCAACTGTATGTAATATAATCTTTATTTGGAGTGATATTAATTATATACTGAGCAATCTCTTTTCCAGTATATGTTATATCATTGTTCATAGTTATATATCTCCTCAAATGATGATACTCCAAGGTCATGATCTATATCATATAGTCTCATTAGTTTTATCTATGCAACTTACTGTGCAATAGTTGCACAGTTAATAGCACACTACTCTACCTTTCTTACTTGATACGCTCTTAAGCCTTTTTCACTAAACTCTTTATAAAGGAATTCAACTTTGTCGCCAACCTCTAAAGTCTTCTTCCCTTCCATAAGAATTTGCGTGTAGTGAACGTAGATATCTAAATCTAGATTATCCTCACATGATATAAAGCCATAACCTTTAACAGGATTAAAGCTCTTTACTACACCAATGGCTTGTTTAACAATTTCCTGTGCCATAACTATTCCTCTCTCTGCAAAATTTTGTATGTAGGCCCTAGCAAACCGACAAGTATAACATTATAATTATTTAACTGACATTATATAGAACTCCTGATTGACTATTAGATCCAGATATGAGAATATCTGGATCTTGGATACTGTACTTCACGATGGTTCAAAACACAAAAGCAGGTTGGTACAATTGCTTTGCTGTTTTGACCGAAGTGATAGTACAGTATCCAGAATTTGTTAGTTGCCTTAGCTGCTAACTTAGCTAGATGTCAGAAATATAAGATTACTTTACAATATATAATATACTAAATGCATGTTTTATTTATGCATTTATTATAAATA